ATTATCGACAACTAGGTGGGTGGATCCAATGAAGTGCTTAGCTAAACCCATATTAGAGGGTTGGCACGGAGGCTAGATCTATTGTGTTGTAGGCTAACGCGTAGGAGGTGGAGTGCACGGATTGTGATGGTCTAGCTAAATCCATATTAGAGGATTGGCTTTCACGACTTAATGTGCACTATAAATTAGGTCTATCGTAGGATAGAATATTAGCATGCGTAGGAGGGGCATGTCTAAAAGGTGGAAATCCCTTTGATCCGGTAGTGAATGCTCTACCACCACTCATTCCAGTGACTCTGTCAGTCAATTAACCACTTAACTAATTCAATCATGGCCACAACTAATAAAATTAACAGTATACTAGATAAAGATTTTACCATGAAGGGCTTTGCACAGACCACAATAGCACCTATCAATGAATATTTCCGCAAGTTAAGAGACCATCGAACTACTGAGGGATCATATATCGTCGCAGCGATGCGCACCGGTGATTCTGTAGCTGAGATGTGCACCAATGATGGTTCCGATGTTACATTGGAACTGTCTCGCAGGAAGCTGATCTCAGCCAGCAAAAAGACAGCAGTCAAATTAGCTGGTTACACCACACATTATTTCAGTGGTGATGAACTGGAGCAAATTCCAGACTATGAGATAGCTTTTGGGGACTTTCCTGCAGTAAAGGCTGTTCCCAGTAGGCCACGTATCGATTTGGATGACGATGAGAGTGATAGTGATGATGACATGGACATGGATTCAAGCATCACCATTGAGTCACAGACTCTAATCATTCCAGCAATACGCACGATAAGAAAGAGAGCCAGATATCTGCAGGCGGTTGTTCAAGCCGCTAAAAATAAATTCGGAACACCGGAAAGAACAGGCGCCAATTTATTGGTTGTCCGTAAGTTTCTATTCGACCAAATGACAGCTCATAAGTTGAGACCAACCGCAATCCATGAACATTTAGCTTCATGCGTGGAATTGGTTTTCATATTGAGTGACGCAGAATATGCGGCGTCAAGGTTGCGCGATGATAGGGAAAGTCGTCGTAGATCTGGTAGACTGACAACATATGAAAAATGTTGTGATTATGTGTTGGGTAGGAAGACTTATGTCTCCCCAGCACATCTTGATGCCTGAGGGGGCTTGGTAGTGTTACAGGGGGTTTCTTATCGTTCGCGATTAAGTCACCCCAGCCTGTCTGTAACACGTAACCAGGCAGGGCCCCAATCCCGAAAGCTCTATGGAGTGTGTGGTGTTTCACCCCACCACAAACTGGGAATCTTTAATGGTGATATAAGCACGCTAGAAGCCGCGTTGCTCGAAAGAATGTATTATTGTAATGTAGATGGGCAGTTCGTTGCTGCCCCAAAATGCGCACGTTCAACTATCGAGGATAGGTTGAGAAACTTTGGAGATAAAGTAGTTCTAGACAATCGCAATGTCACGCCGATGTCCATCACAGAAGTGGTAGACACGTACCGGGGTCGCAAGCGCGCAATCTATGAACAGGCTGAAAAGAGTCTCAACCTAAACGGGTTAAAACGATCACATGCGCATAGTATTTGTTTTGTCAAGGTTGAAAAAGGCAACCCGGCAAAGGCACCTCGCTGTATACAACCGAGAAGAGCTGAGTATAACCTGTGTGTAGGGAAATATATAAAGCGTCTCGAACATCGTCTGTACCGCTCGATAGCGCGTATATTCGGTGATGGACCCACTGTAATGAAGGGATATAATGTTGTCGATGTAGCTCGTATAGTCAAAGGTAAATGGGATAGTTTTGTGCATCCCGTTGCTATTGGTCTAGACGCAGTCAAATTTGACATGCATGTTAGCCCTGAAATGCTAGGTTGGGAACATGGGGTATACAACCGTATATTTAAATCCGCTGAACTGAGGAAGTTGTTGGGATGGCAGATGAATAATATCGGTAGGGGATACTGTGTCGATGGCAAATTAAAGTACAAAGTGAAAGGGAAGAGATTCAGTGGTGATATGAATACCGCCTTAGGCAATTGCCTTATAATGTGTGCCATGGTTTGGGCATACGCCAAGGAGCGTGGAGTGTCGTGCAAGTTGGTTAATAATGGGGATGATTGCGTGGTGTTTATGGAACAACAGGATCTATCAGTGTTCAAAAGAGGCCTGGAAGCCTGGTTTTTGGACATGGGTTTTAGGATGACCGTTGAAGAACCGGTGTATGAGATGGAGCAGATAGAGTTCTGCCAAATGCACCCGGTATACGCTGGAGGAGAATGGAAGATGTGTAGGAATATCCACACAGCACTCATCAAAGATTCGTTGAGTGTCGTGCCATTAACCAGTAGAACTACTTTTCAGAAGTGGTTGGGAGCGGTTGGAGAGTGCGGTTTAGCGTTGTGTAGTGGGGTACCTGTGATGCAGGCGTTCTATCAATGCTATATGCGCAATAGTAGGGGACTACAAGGAAAGATGTCGGAGAGTGTACAGATGCAGAGTGGTATGCGATTGATGGCCAAAGGATTAGAATCCAAGGCTAGGAGCGTATCAGATGCTGCGAGGTACTCGTATTGGTTAGCCTTCGGGGTTACCCCAGATCAACAAGTTGCAGTAGAACAATACTATGAGCGACTGATGCTGGAGTACACCCCGCAAGATAATTGCAATCAATATTCTGACCATATAATTGATGTCCTTTGCATACCATGGTAATTTCTGCGGCCCGGGATGGAGTGCAGGTGAATGGCAAAACTCCGTTGTCTCGGATGTGGAGCCGATTGACGAGTTCGATGCGTCGTGTAAGGTGCACGATGAGTTGTATGCGACACGAGGAGATCTCGGTGCCGCCGACTCCGAATTCGCCTATCAGAACCTCACCTCATTATCACCGAAGCGAATGTTTGCGGGCGCAATTGTTGGAGCGCAGGGCTTTGCGAGAGCAGTCCTTAATCGATCACAATTGGCTATGTCCACAATGTTACCCTTTGATGACCCGTACCAAGGATTCGACCTATTCACGGAAGAACTCGAGGGGCGGGAAACCGGGGAAGATAAATTAACCACTATCAAACAACCTTTAAATACCCTTTTTAAACGTCAAGAAATGAAAAATAAGACTAATAATAAGAAATCCAAAACCAGTCAACCTAGAAGCCTGCCGCCGGCGGCACCCAGACGACCAGTCGGGCAAGCCAATGGCCGTACAGGGGGGCGTGGTAATACTCGTAATATTACTGCTGCACCAGTATCTCTAGGGGTTGGAATCACCACCAGAAAGCCACGCTATAGCGTGAGCCGAACTGGTGGTACCGTAATCACACATCGTGAGTATATCGGGCAGGTCACAGGGGCCGCCACTTTTACTGCGACGGCATATGAATGTAACCCGGGGTCAGCTTTGACCACACCATGGTTATCACGAATTGCGTCGAATTATGATGCGTATGTTTGGAAACAGCTTAAGTATGTATATGTACCAGCTGTTTCCTCTGCCACTGCAGGTCGGTTCATCATGGCATTCAACTATAATGCTGCTGATCCACCACCACAGACTAAACAAGAAATAGTATCAATTAACCCGTGCACTGAAGTGAGTGTGTGGACCCCAGCGGAATTATCAGTTCCAATTACTGGGGCGGAACTGTACACCCGGCAATGGGTGCCGATTGGTGTAGATATTAAGACCTATGATATGGGCAATCTAACAGTTGGGGTTGATTTGGGCGGAGCCACTACAATTGGCGAACTGTACGTTGAATATGTAATTGAATTAATGAGACCACATCCTTCTATTAGGCAGGTAACCGAAATTGCGGCTACTGGAATTGCTAATACATCGGTGTGGCCGTCAACCAGTGCAACCACTGTTGGTTCATCCATGGTAGGCACCAGTCTTACGGCTAATAGCATCACTTTTTATGGTGCTGGCCGTTATCTTATACTGGTAAGGCTAGTTGGGTCGGTAATTTCCGCCATAACTCCTGTTGCCACCACCGGTGGATTCAATACTGTTGCGGGGTATGCTACAAGCATTGATATCAACACTGCCACTACAAGTGTGTTATGGACCGCTACGTACGATGTCACTTTGCCAAGTGCTAATGTGCCAGCATTGTTAACTATTAACAATTCTTCCACTACAGTTACTTCGGCTTATTTCATTGCTACGCGGCTGGATGCCGGACAAGCGTTTACGATGGCTTAATTAGTTTCAAAAACAAGTGGACAACACTGTAAAATGTGGTGCACAGCACCTAAAACAAAAATATGAAAACCATTGTGTGAATGGTTATGTGCAGTGGCAAGCTGGGTCGCGGTGTAATTCAAGCATCGGGCATGAAATGGAGGGTGGTTCCTCCCTCTGAACTTGCGTTAACCCTGGGAAGGGCAACATTTGAATCGTACATAATAACTAACACTCTACTAATAAAAATAACCATGCATTTCGTCTCTAACTTTATTGTTAGTTTTCCTAGCTTCTGGATGTAAAATTGTATATCTCCCGGCTACATAATTCTACGTAGTCGTTTCGCTACATCTTCAAAAAATGTAGTGGGTTTCTGGTCAACATTGGTTGAGGGCACCAGGTGAACCTTGCAG